ATCCGCATGGCTACCCCTCCACCATTTCATGCGGGATGTTGCGGTCTGGCTGCTCCGCAAACCCCATCGTCAGCTTGCGCAGCAGATCCCGGCGGGCATTTCGCTCGTCTCGCTCCAATATCGCCTTCGCCTCCATGTCGGCCCACGGGCGCCCGCTTTGGCCGGCCAGCCAGGCCGATGCTCGGGGAACCGCCACGTCGGACAGCGTATCCACCAGGGACAGCGGAATGTCTTCTATCCCGTTTCCCGTCGCACCCGGATACAACGAGACTTCCACGCGCAGGCTGTCGCCATCCTCAAACGTTCCGGTCGGGGCCACCAGATACACCGTCGAGCCAAACTCCAGACGCAATCCGTCAACCGCCACATCCGCCCATTTGGTCCCTCCGTCCGCCATGACCTCGCACCGAACGAGTCGGTCAATTCCTGCCACAAAAGGTATCATCCGGCTTGTTTCAACCGCCGTCCGCACTTCGTCGGACCGCACGGATTCCGAGCCGTTCACGACCCACTCCATGCTGTGGCGCCAGCAACCGGTTTCCCGGCAGAGCGTGGAAAAGGCCTTACGCAGCCCGACAAGGGCGGCCACTTCCGGGCAGCCCTTCAGGGTCAGCATGACCTGTGCGGCCAAATGGCTTGCGGATTCCTGCATGGCCTCTTACTCCCGCGCCTTGGCCTTGCGGCCTCGCTTCTTCGCCACAGGGGCACCCGGCTCTCCTTCGGCTGACTCCGGCGCACCGGCCACAACGGAGGGGGATGGGTCGGCGGGAGGCGGCGGCGGCTCGGGGGGACGACGCGCGGAAGAAATCGGCGTCCAGGGTTCATATCCGCCCTTTGCATATTCCGCCTCGTTCCAAGGCATCACGCACCCGTTTTTCAGGAATTTCATGTACTTGGGCATGTCGGGTCCTTTCATTTCTTAAATCCGCCGTTATGAAAATTCACAATATCGCCAAACGACAGCGTGGGCGGCTCCAACTGACGCCCGGCAATCTCTCTCGATAAAATCAGCAGCTCCTGCACCGCCATCTCCGTTCGGCGCTGGCCGGCAAGAAGGCGGTTGATGTCCTCTCGCTGGCGCGCCAGTTCGCATTGCATGGCATATTGGCGCATGTCGGATGGGGTGCTCTGCCCGCCAGAGCGGGTAGCGGCCATGCACGGCAGGAGAATCAGGCAAAGCCAGGCTCGAATCGCTCGTCTCATTCAAACACCTTCAAGTTCAGGATGGGTGGCGGATCCACGGATACTTCAGGGGCCAGAATTCCAGCCGCGCGCTGCTCGTCTTGGATTCGCATGATCTCCATTTCCAGCTGATGCCTTCGCCGTTCTCGAATCACGTAGGGGCGCTCATGGTTGCCGCGCAAGCGCACCCTTCCGTCCAAATCCACCACTTGCCAGGACCCCATTTCTTCTTCGGCGGACCCCCACGTGTCATCCAATGCCTGTAATTCGGCCTCAAGCGTCCGGATCAGCTCCGCATTGCAGGTCCCCGCACTGGCCGCCACAAGGACGGCCAGCGCGAGAAGTGTGGTAAAGACCGGCTTCACCGTCCGCCTTAGCTGGGCGAAAGGACTCCGGTGCTGTCGAAGTACGACCGGGGCACCACCTGCAAGCCAATCACGCTGAGCGTGGCCTTGCCTTCCGTCGGCGTGGCGTTGGCGGAAAACCCGAATGCGCACGCATCCAGGGCCGTCACCGCCTGGTCGCCGTCGGTGGGCTCCAGACTGTCATACAACACCGCCGTCGCCGCCACGTTCGTGGAATCGCCGCTGGTGGCCCAGGTCGAACCCGTCAACTTGTGGACCTGCACCGTCAGCAGCTCGTCCGAGCCGTCAATCGTCAGCACAACCGCCGTCGGAAGGACGCCGGCCGGCACGTTGACCAGTTTCAGGATCGTGTTGGTGTCGTAGGTGTTTTCCGAAAAGTCATACTCGCCGCTAAAGACCAGCGACTTGTCATAGCTTCCCGGGCCGGGGGCGGCCGTGCCGCCCACCGTCTCGTCCGACTCCACAAGGGCGAAGGCGGATACGGTGACAATCGCCAGAAGGGCGACCATCAGAATGGGGATCAGATGCTTTTTCACGTTCAGTTCCTCTCGATTTCTGTTTTCAAACGGGGCCGGCCGGTTGGACCGGCCCCGCTCAGTTGCTCATCCGTCCGATCAGGAGCCCGTCGCGGACAGGATCGTGGTATCGGCCGCATAGACGTAGCCATAGGCCACGCCTTCGCTCCGCACGTTGCCCCAGTCGTACAGGCTCAGGCCGCTCAGCAGCGTCCCGCGCATGTCGTAAGGCTCCGTCACCTTCACGTCGTTCAGGGCCACGACGAAGTTGATGGCGCTCTTGCAGCACGCAAACACCGGGAACACCCACTTGTCGTCGGAGTTCACCGGGGTCAGGAGCTGGCTGGAATAGACGTTCACCCCGCCAATGTTCTTGACGAAGTTCGTCTTCAGCGTGCTCGGACCGCCGATCTTGCCGGCGTCCTGGAGTTCTTCCGAACTCAGCAGATACCAGCGCAGGAATTCCGGAATCAGAACGGACTTCTCGCCCAGGCTGTCCGGGACGTTCTGCTCGCTCATCATGGAAAAGATCTGCGTGATGTAGGCCACCGCATTCTTCCGGCTCAGGGCCACCGGCGATTCCGCCGAGCCCATGTTGTACGCCTTGGAGATCAGGCCGGCCGTGTTCCCGGTGTTGCTGGCGTGGGCCATCGAAGGCGCCGCGGCCAGAAACTCCCGCTCGATGTACTCCGCCGTCGCCGCCGCGGCGCTCCAGACCGTCTCCCGACGGGTCAGGTGCTCCAGGTGGGTCTGGTGAAGGTCGAGCTGGTCGTAGAACTGCGTCCAGTAGTAGGCGCGCTTGACTTCGAGGGTCAGCGGGTCTTCCACGTCCGTCTTGATGTCCAGCTTCTGGCCCCGGGCATACGCGCCGCCCGTGATCTTCGGCGTCTTGGCGATCGTGATGGTGTCGCCCTTGTTCTTGATCTTGCCCAGGTATCCCGATTCCGTGATCCGGGGCAGGAACGTGTTGGCATTCAGCCAGCGTTCGGTTGTGTCCGCGAACACGTCGCGGATCATTCCGTAGTCTTTCATGCCGGGGTATCCGGCAGCATGTGCGGCATCGCTCATGTGTGTCTCCAGGTTGAGGCCGCACCGGGACGGATCAATCGATCACGTTCCCAAGCGCAGCTTGCTTCAGCGCCCACTCCACCGTCTCGGCATACTGCGGCGTTCCCTCGGACTTCTTCTGGATTTCCAGAAGCTGTGCCCGGCTGTACTTCCTCGCCCCGGGCGTTCCGTCAGAACGGCTCGCCTTGGGCATGGCGTACTTTTTAAGGTCCACCGAGCCGCCGGGTGCCGGGGATTCGGCGCCAGTCGGTTCAGTCGGTTGCGCTTGCACGGGAGCCGAGTTGGCCCCAAACCCCTTGTAGATTCCTGAAAGAACCTTCAGCATCCGCTCGCGCCGGTCGCCGGCAACGCCGGACTTGAGGACTTCCAGCGCATTCGTGGCCACCTGCCGCCGGGTCATGCCGGTCTCGGCATGGTCCTCGTTCAGGTAGTCCCCGAATCCGTTAACGTCCGCATCCGCATCCAGGCGGGCCGCGCCGGGAACCAGGCGTTCCAAATCGGCAATGGCCGATTCTTCCGCCGTCCGGGCACTGGCCGCCGAAAGGCGGCTGTCCACCATGCGCCCGAGTTCGGATTCGATGATCCTGCGGCTTTCTCGCCGCATTCCCAGGAGGGTCGTCTGGGCATATTCACGCCCGAACCGTTCCTCCCAATCGCCTCCGAACGCACGCTCAAGGTCGTCGTCCGTGATGTCCTCATTGGACAGGTCGTCCAGCTTTGCTCGCGCGGCGGCTTCCTGTTTCGGCGTCTTCGCCGTTTCCAGTTCCGCCAGCACCCGGTCGCGTTCCTTCCGCAGACGCTCCAGCTCCGCACCGTGTCGGCCGTCCCGCTCGCGGATTTCTCTGCGCAAGCGTTCAATCTCGGCCTTCGGGTCGGCGGGGGGCTTCGGCGAACCGTCCGCCGTCTCCGGCTTGGCTCCGGTCGGCTGGTCGCCGGCGGGGGCTTCGGGATCCGGATTCGTGGGCGGTGTTGACTCGGCGGGTTCAGGGGTCGCATCGTCGCCCGGTTGGGCGGCGGCGGACTCCTTGGCAACCAGTTTTTCGCGCAGCTTGTCCAGCTTGTCGAACGGGTCAGCCGGCTTCGTCGGTGGCAGATCGGGGCCGGTCGCCACAGCGGCGGGCTCCTTCACCTCCGCCGTCGGCGGCAGGTCCGTTGGTTCTTCCTTCTTCGTGGGTTCTTGTGCATCGCTCATGGTCGTCTCCTAGGTCGGGCAAACAGTCCCGGCGTGGATTTCCCGTTTTTGGTTGTCGAGGGTCCGGGTACGGGGTGCCCCGGGCGCTCGTGTTTTTTCAAAAAATGCCGGCATCAGAGCCTCCGGTCTTGGCGTGTTCCACAAGGACGGGCTTACCGTCCGCGGCATCAATCATCCGGACAATCTCCCGCCAGCAGCGAGCCGCCCCCTTGGCAATGTCAGCCAGATCGCCCGTCATCTCGATGGCCTGCGTGTCCGCCGCCGCGCTGAACGAATTGAAATGCCCCATCACCACGTGAAAATCATTCGACTCCGGCCGCCCGTCTTTCAGGCGGGCCAGGGCCATATCCAGTTGCGGATTCTCCGCCAGACATCGGGGCTTTCGATTGACGGTGCTCATGCCGTCCTCCCTATCGCCGGCAGTTCAGCAGGCCCGACGCCGGCCATTTCCGCCCCAAGGCGCCGCTGTTCCCGTTGCAGCTTCGCCAGCAGCTCCACCCGCTTCATGGCATTGCGCTCCCGTTCAATTTGCATCTTTTCGCGGGCCTGTTCCGCCATAGACTCCGCGCGCAGCATGTCGGCTTCCGCACGGATGCGGTCGCTTTCCTTCTCCGGCGGCATCGGCGGACCCGCCATCTCAGGTTCGACATTCTCCGGCAACCCTTCCTCGGTCATGGCTTGGGCCGGTTCCGGCGGCATGGCTCCGGGTCCAGGCGGAAGCATTCCGGGTTCACCTGGAGCACCGCCAGCCGGAACGCCCGTCAGGGCATCCAGTTCCGTATCGCTCAGGACGATTTCCTCCGGGTCCACCCGAAGCATCCGCAGCACCTTCGACAGCACTTTCGCCGCGGCACCCGGCTTCACAACCGCCGTCAATGTCGGGGACGTAACCAGTTCCAGCACCGCCTTCATCTGCTCAAGGTTCTCGCTGGTCATAAACAGTTGCACTGCGCCTCGGGACACCACCTGCATGTCCCCCTTAACCGAATCGTCCTTGTGGAACCGCATGTTCCAAACCCAGTACGCCCGAACCAAATTCCCCACCGCTTCCGACATGTTCGCCACCGCCCGCTTCAGGGTCTTGCTCTGGTCCTGGCGCAGCAGTTCATAGCCGCCCAGCGTCTTCGCCGGGCCGGCTTGGGCGGGGCTACCGTAGCTTTGCGGATAAACCCCCGTTTTCTCGTCCAGCCAGGTCACGGCCTCATTCCGGGCTTTCAGCAATGCCGGCGTGTGGTTCGGCACATCAATCACATCGAGCGCGCGGCGGTTGTCGCTGGGATTCGTTTTTTTCAGCGCGACAAACCCGGGGAACGCGGAGTGGAGTACCGCCGGGTCAACCAGCAAGTCCTGATCCCCCTCCCAGCTCGGACGGCTCGACCAGTGGATGTTTGTCGAAAGCCCTCTGGCGATGACATTCACCTGCTCCTGCTGGCTCTTGGCCAGCGCCGATCCGCCCTTGCCAGCCAGCGCGCCGGGCTGGCGGCGGTAGCTGGCAACGTGAACTTGCGGCTTCCCTCGGGGATCCCAGTTCTCGAAATGCTTGATGATGATGCCATTCAGCATCACCCCCATCATCGGAACTCGCTCATGCCCCCTGTCGCTGTCCAGTGCGGCCTCCGGCACACCCTCCAGCAGGCTTACCTCCTGCGGCGTCATTTTATGCCACCAGTACACCAGATCATGCTGTGGGTCGGGCTCGGCTCCGCCAGATGAAGTCACCTTCCTCGCAATCGACGCCTCCGCCATGTCCAGCGTAGGATTCTCGCTGCTCCCGCCGCTTTCCCCCTTGCGCAGAAAGGCCAGGTCAAACCGGTCGGGATCAATGCCCGGGAATTGCTTCATTTCAGAGGCTTCGTCGTCGCTAATCCGCCGACGCACAAATAAATCCCCGTCTTCCGGGTGGACGCTGGTGCTCGGCCAGTACAAATCCAGGGGATTCACCCGTTCTGTTCGGAGAACCAGTTCTTCCTCGACGCCGATCTGTGTTCCGGACACCTTCAGCCGACGCTCCAGCATCGGAATCGGCCCCATCAGAACCGCATACCGGCTGGTGGCAAAGTCCGTGATAAATTCGTTCAGGGCTTCCTTGAAGCCTCCCTCCTTGAGCTGGTCATCAATCAGCGTCTCCATCCCCTCGGCGCGCATCTGCGCCTCCGATTCAACCTCCCGCTTCAACTGGCGCTTCAAAAAGTCGATCTCGTCCTGGGCCGCATCCGACACATCCGGGTCCGTGATGTTGATTCCAGAATCCATGGCGGTGCGCACCACGCGCGCAATCGCCCGCTGCTCCACCTCCGCGTCCAGACTCGGCACCGGTGTCGGGTCCAGGCCAAACGGCCGCTCCCCGCTGAAAAAGAAAAGATCCGCCAGCATGGATTCGATCCCGCTGCACTTGGTATCCGTGATGTTGTCGAATACCGTGCTGCCGCCGGCCTTTTTCAGTTTCGCCAGAATTTCAGGCGAGTATTCACCCTCGCGGCGCCGAAGGTCTTCCAGCATCTCCGGCTCGATCTTCTCCGATCGCCAGGTCTTCGCCGCGGTGTATCGCCCAAGCAAATCGGCCGATATGCGAATCACCCCCGAAGGAATAACGGGGGGCCCCTCCCGTTCCATCGGCGGAAGGGATGCGTCGTCCGTCGGGGCGGAACCAGGAGGGGACTCCCGAAGATTGGTGGCCAGCGTTTCCATCGCCAGCACCCCACACCTGTGGCTGGCCCCGTCAACAGTTTTTTTTCAACTATTTTTTGCCGACGGAAATCTCGGACGGAATCCAGTCGGCGCAAGTCCGCGCACCACCCCACACGGACACCAACATCCACCCCGATTTTTTACCCCAATCCGGCCTCATCGCGCAGGGCAGGCGGGCCTGACCCTTTTTCCGCAGAAATTAATTCACCAGCGTATCCAAAGAAATGCCAGCCCGCTTGATCCAAATGCACTTTTTTTACCCCAAAAAACTGCATGAAATTAAATGTTTCCACGTCTTTTTCGTCCGTTTGAGTTATTTTAAGGTCTCTTTAAGGCGCTTTCACGCGACAGGCCGGAGAACATTTCTAAAACTCTTGCCTTTTTGGGTGGATCACCGATTCAAACTAACAAAAAGGCCACGTCGCTGGCGTTTCGGCCAACAACGTGGACATTTTCAAAGAAACCCGACAGATATGCCGTATGGCTATGACGCACCCC